ATATAATATTTCTGGTAATCTAGTATGATTATTTTACAACCAACACGTAGTTTACTTTCTAGTTGTGATCAGTTGGCACTTGAGTTACAAATCGCTGCTGATAAGTCTTATAGCATTGATCCAAATAATCCAGCTGGATTTCTAATAAATTCAAGAGTTGGTCCACCTGCAACATTTTCACGAGCTTCAGGCGCAACCGAAGTAGATAGCGCTGGACGCATAGTATTTTCTAATGAAAATTTTGCACTATACTCAAATGAAATTATATTAAACAGAGGGTGGGCTTTAGGAGCTACTACATCTACACTAAGTGGAACCGCTCCGCTTGGTGGAAATGCTTATCTGATTACAGAAACTACAGATAATGCATTACATAACTGCGCTTCATATGGATCTACTACAAATATTGGTGCAATAACTACAATGCTAGGAATGATCTATACTGGCTCGCTCTTTGTAAAAAAAGTAGAGGGTAGCATTGATTGGATTCAAATTACTATGGGTAGTGGTGGGTTTGGAACTGCACAATATGCAAATTTTAATATTGCCAATGGAACAGTTGGTAACTTTGCAAATTTAGCTCCTGGCACAACACCTACTATCGAAGCGTATGGCGATGGTTGGTATCGAGTAAGTATAGCTGCAGTAGAGACTGCTAACACAACAAACTCTGTTGCATTTTCTCTAGGTTTTATCAATAATATAAATGGTACGGTACGACTTCCTGTTTATGCTGGAAATCCAGCTAATCGAGTGTTTGCTGCTATGGGACAGTTTCAAAGAAACTCTTTTACTGGACCATATATCTTAACAACCACTTCGCCACGATTTGCTCCATCATTTTATCATGATCCGGCGTCTCTGCAAAGTCGAGGACTCTATACAGAAGAAGGCAGAACCAATATAGTTCGACAAAGCGAAGCCTTTGAAACAACTTGGACGCGATCTGCTATAACTATTTCCTCAAATGTTGAAATATCACCATCTGGAGATCGTACTGCAGATAGACTTATTGAAGATGCCTCAACTGCTGCGCACGGTATAGCGCAAAACATAACATATACTGCAACTCCTCATACATTTAGTCTCTATGCAAAAGCCGGTACAAGAAACTGGATACGATTAGGATTTGGAAATCCAACTCCAGACAATGTATGGTTTAATCTTGCTAATGGAACTATTGGAACAATATCAACTGGATTTTCTGCTTCTATGCAAAATGCTGGAAATGGTTGGTGGAGGTGTATAATAACGCGAACGCCAACTGCTGGTTTATTGAGTACATACATGCGTATTGCGTCTGCGGATGGAAACATAAGCTATCCTGGAAATGGATCTGGAGATGTTTATCTTTGGGGTGCACAGGTTGAACCTGGACCTTTTGTCACTCGATACAATCCAACTACGAATGCTAATACTATTCGCAGTGTTGATGTTTGTGATATTAATGGTGCAGGATTCGCTGAGATGTACAACCCACTTGAAGGCACATTATGTGTATCAGCAATTTTCAATGCTCCTATTAATTACTCAACTTCACAAATGTTGGTGGATATAAATGATACTACTGTATCAAATCGCTTAAGAATATTTAGACAAAATAGTACTGGATATAGTGGATTTAACAATACATCTAATTCGATAACAAATGTTTCAATTACTACTTCGGTTGCAGCTCAGCCGTTTGAGATTCAAAAATATTCTGTAGGATTTAAACAGAATGATTATGCGTTCTACGCTAACAATACTTTGATTGGAACAGACACTGATGGTGCGATGCCCATCTCTCCAACCACGTTGACTATTGGTGATGCTGCAGTTGGGTTTTCGCGATTATACACCAATGGAATAATCTCCTCTATTCGATACTATCGTCGCCGATTGCCGAACCCTAAACTTCTGGCTCTCACACAGCCAGATTAGATTTATAATCTTTACTTATGATTGACTATATACTTAAATTTCCATCTAAAGAAGTCGCTCAACAGTTTGGACTCGCTAATGGTTTTGCTGTCCAAAATGAAAGTGGGGATATAGTCTCGCGTCTGGCAAGTTATGAGCATGCGTTGTATGAGATTGGAGAACATTTTATTGCACAGCAGACAGACATCGTCGATGAGTCTGAAACAGAAAGCATTATTGAACAGCCAGCATTAATTGGTGACGGCCGATATTGGGTTCTTTTTCGTGATTTAGTAGGGATTCCAATTCCCGATGGAGCAGATCAGTTTATCTATTGGTCATCTAATCAAACATTTTTAAAGGATGACCAAGAAGTATATGTCTCTAGACCAATAGAAGATCCAAATGTTCCAAATATATTTTGGGCATAATTATTAAAGTTGAAATCATAAAATGTATAAATAGTTAAAGTATGGAAAAAACAAAAGAATTTATTGACAGCCTAATGAATGGTCAAAAAGAGACCTCAAATTCATTATTCTCTGGCATGATACGTGATAAAGTTCGTACAGTATTAGATATCAAAAAGGTTGAACTATCAGCAAATATCTATAACGCTTCACAGCCACAAAGTGAAGTATAAACGTTAATTTTTATAAATAAATACACAACAATCGAATGAAGTTAATTACCGAACATTCAGAAGATTTAAGATATATCTCAGAAGCTGCCGACAATGGTGAAAAGAAATTCATCATTGACGGTATTTTTATGCAAGCTGAACAGGTGAATCGTAATCGCCGTATATATCCAAAAACAGTTTTAGAAAAAGCCGTGCGTAAATACGTCGCGGAATATGTTAATAAAGGACGTGCTGTAGGTGAGCTTAATCACCCAGAAGGTCCTACTATTAACCTTGATAAAGTTTCACATCGCATTACCGAACTGCAATGGAACGGCAATGATGTTGTTGGAAAGGCGCTTATACTTGACACACCGATGGGTAAAATTGTGAAAGGACTTTTAGAAGGTGGTTGTCAACTAGGCGTCTCTAGTCGTGGTATGGGAACCGTTGCGAGTAAAAACGGCCAATCCTTTGTTAATGACGACTTTGTGTTGTCAACAGTTGATATTGTTCAAGACCCAAGTGCTCCATCTGCTTTTGTAAATGGAATTATGGAAGGTGTCGAATGGATCTGGGACAATGGTTTGTTAAAGGCGCAACAACTTGAAAATTATGAGACAGAAATCAAAAAGGCCTCTTCTGCAAGTCTTGCCGAAGCACAAACAAAAATCTGGACTGATTTCCTCTCCAAACTCTAAACAATAGAAAAAAGTAATATATGGAAAATACAATAATTGAAAACACAGAAGATGTCGTCATTGAAGACATCAACGAAGAAACATTACTTTCTCTTGACGAAACCTTAGAGCTTGATCAGGAACAAACTGAGATCGCTGAAGGCAAGTGTAAGAAAGAGGGAGAAGACATGGAAGATGAAGAAGAGTCTGATGAAGACGAAAAAGAGGATGAAGAAGAGTGTGAAGATGACGAAGAAGAAATGACTGAAGCTAAAAAGATGACTGAAGCTATAAATGCATCACGTAAAAAACAAATTTATGCTATTGCAAAGAAATTAGGAATAACTGAAGACGAAGTCAATAAACTCATAATTAAAAGCATAAAAGTCTATGGCGCTGCTGGAAGTGACTGGGGATGGATACGTTTACATCATATTCTGGAGTTTATACGTGATGAAGCAACAGGTAATACACAAAAAAAATTAATTAGTCTTGCTAAATCAGGAGACTTTAAGAAGCTTGATAAAGAAGCTAGTGATGGTTATGATCCAGAAATAGATGATTTAGAATATCATTATGAAGCTAAAAAGATGACTGAAGCTGAAGTAAGCTCTGATGAAGAGTTTACCTCATACGCTAAGGGTATTCTTAAGGCTGCTCATGGAGACAACTATGATGAAACCAAGGCAATGGCCGCAATTGAAGGCATCCTTAAAAAGGCTGATGGAGATTATGGTTCAGCAATTGGTATGCTTACAAGTGGTCTTGGCGAAGAAATGGAAGACGAAAAAGAAGTTGAGATGAAAGAATCAGAAGAAGTTATTGAAGAAAACACAATCTCAATTGATATATCTGACATTACTCGTCTCGTTGAAAGTGAAACAGGATTGACTGAAGAGTTTAAAGAAAAAGCTACTACAATCTTTGAAGCTGCTGTTAAGAGCAAGATCAAAGAAACTGAAGAAACTCTTAAAGAAAGCTATGCAGTCGCTCTTATTGAAGAAGTAGAAACAATTAAAAACGAACTCGTTGAAAAGATTGACAACTATCTTACCTATGCAGTTGAAAGCTGGGTAGAAGATAACGAGGTTGCAATCGAAGGCGGACTTCGTACACAAATTGCTGAAAACTTTATTCAATCACTCAAGACAGTATTTGTTGAAAACTATATTGAAGTGCCTGAATCCAAGAAGGATTTGGTCGCTGAGATGGAAACTTCAATCGCTCAACTTCAAACTGAGTCTTCAGAATTGGAAAACACAGTGCTTGCCCTCAACGAAAAGGTTAATAGCCTTACTCGTGAAAAGGTAATCTCTGAGTCTACAACAGATCTTGCTGATACCCAAGTTGAAAAACTCAAGTCATTACTTGAAGATATCGAATGCACATCAGAAACATCATTTCGCAAGAAGGTAGCTACCATCAAGGAATTTTACCTTAATGGCGCTGCAGTCGAAGAAACAGAAACATTGGTTGAAGAAAATGCCAATGAATCTTCCTATATAACAACCGAAACAGTTATAGAAAATGAAACAATTGCAGAAGAAACAGTTTCGCCTGCAATGCAAAAATACTTGACCGCATTATCACGTCTGAACAAGGCAAATGAAGCCACTGTTCCAGTACGTTGATAAAGGTTCCAACCCCAAACAACAACAAACAATAAAGAAAAAATACTATTATGTTTAATTCAGAAACACTAGAAAAAAAGTGGGCCCCAATTCTTGAGGCTCAAGACGCCCCTAAGTTCAAGGACAACTATCGTAAGTCAATTACTGCAGTTCTTCTCGAAAACCAAGAAAAAGCACTTAAGGAAGAAAATGCACAAGCTGCATATCTTGCTGAAGGCAACTCAATCGGTGACGGTACCGGTGCAGTTAAGACCTGGGATCCAGTTCTTATCAGCCTTGTTCGTCGTGCGATGCCAAACATCGTTGCTTATGATATCGCTGGTGTTCAGCCAATGACCATGCCAACTGGCTTGATCTTCGCTATGCGCAGTCAATATCAAAATGCAGCTGGTGTAAATACTGCTGAAGCTCTCTTCAATAAGCCAGACACCGCATTCGGTGGTCCAGTTACTACTGCACAAGGTGAAGCTCTCACTGGCAATGGTACAAATGGTAGCTATGTTGATCCAGATCCAGCTGTTGGTACTGTTCAAATTGGTCGTACAGCTGCTGCTGGTGGCTTTGGTCAAATGGGATTCACCGTTGACAAAACAACCGTTACTGCTAAGACACGCGCTCTTAAGGCTGAATATTCAATGGAACTTGCTCAAGACCTCAAGGCTGTTCACGGCCTCGATGCAGAAGCAGAACTTGCAAACATCCTCAGCACTGAGATTCTTGCAGAAATCAACCGTGAAGTTATCGATACCGTTAACGCAAAAGCACAAGTTGCTGGCATCAATGGTACTTTCGATCTTGACCAAGATGCTGATGGTCGTTGGGCTGTTGAGAAGTTCAAGTCACTTCTTTTCCAAATTGAAGTTGAAGCTAACGCAGTTGCTAAGGCAACACGCCGTGGTAAGGCAAACTTTGTACTTTGCAGCAGCAATGTTGCAAGTGCTCTTGCTGCAGCTGGTGTGCTTGACTATGCTCCAGCTCTTGCAACCAACCTCAATGTTGACGACACTGGCAATGTATTCGCTGGTATGGTAAATGGCCGCCTCAAGGTGTTCATCGACCCATTCGCATCCGAAGACTATGTAACTGTTGGCTATCGCGGTACAAATGCATACGACGCAGGTATGTTCTATTGCCCATACGTTCCACTCACAATGGTTCGTGCAGTTGATCCAGACACATTCCAACCAAAGATTGGCTTCAAGACACGTTATGGTCTCGTTGCTAACCCATTTGCTGGTAACCCAACAGCTAACGGCGGTACAGGTGCTAATGCAGCTAACCCATACTTCCGTAAGTTCACAGTAACTGGTATCGGTGGTTCTACTTACACTAACGCAGCATAATTTGTTGCAATAGGTAATAACCTTAAAATTAGAGGCTATCCGAAAGGATAGCCTCTTTTTTGCATAAATACTATTATGATAGATTCAAATTTATTAGCGTTAACTGGATTCAAACTCTACATACATGCTGAAAATTTTAAGCATACCCAATATTTTGCGGTAAGTGCAAGTTTTCCTGCTGTGTCATTACCAGAGGTAACTACTGGATTTC